AAATTTATATTTCCATTACTATTATAAACATTTTTTAAGGATAGTACTAATTCAATAGATTCTATAGATGAAAATATTAAATTATTAATTATGATTTCGATATTGCCATTACTATTTATACCGCTACCGCTATTACTATTTATACCGCTACCGCTATTACTATTTATACCGCTACCGCTATTACTATTTATACCACCACCGCCATTACTATTTATACCGCTACCGCTATTACTATTTATACCACCATCGCCATTACTATTTATACCGCTACCGCTATTACTATTTATACCGCTACCGCTATTAATATTTATACCGCTACCGCCATTAATATTTATACCACCACCGCTATTACTATTTATACCGCTACCACCATTACTATTTATACCACCACCGCCATTACTATTTATACCACTACCGCCATTACTATTTATACCACCACCGCCATTACTATTTATACCGCCGCCATTAATAAATAAATAGTTATTATTATCCAAATTTAAAATATTTGCATTAATTGTTTCAATATTAATTTCATCTTCTTTAAACACATTTGAAATATTAATTTTAATATAATTATCAATTATTTTATTAATAACATTATTAACAGGTACATTAATATAATTTACAGTATTAAAAAGTGATGTATAAATATTTTTTAATAATAAAACTAATTGTGTTGTATTATTTAATATTTTCTTATCTAAAAATGTATTTTCATTATTATTAATACCATAATTATAAACAATTGTTTTAAATGTTGGTATGCTTGTCAATAATACATTTTTATCTATTATAATATCCAATATTTTTTTGTAATCATTAACATTTTTAGTTTGTGATAATAATATGCGTATATTAGTAATAAAACTGAATGTAACAATATCATCAATTACATAATTTTTATTCAATAAATTATATAATTCAGTTTGCATCAAGATTAAACTCTCTTTAAAATCATTATTGTCATAATTACCAAAATAAATATCCTTTTTTAAAATATACATTGTAATCATATTACCATTTTCATATAATTCATAATAACTTATATACTCCTCATTATTATTTATCTCCGTACTAAATTGTATAAATTGATTATAAGATAATTTAAATTGTCTACTACTTACCTTATTATAAATAACTAATACATCATAAACAATATTTTCAGGTAATATATATGAAATTATATTATTAAATGAGTAATCATAATCTATTTTAAAATAAAAATCATTCTTATTTATTTTAATTGTTACCTTGTATAAATCGTTGGTAACTAATGAGCATAACTTTTTAATTATAGAATCGGTACACAATGAATTATCTGAAAATATTTTGTAAGAAGTTTTATTATTTTCAATTATAATGTATTTATTGTTATTTATATTAACGTATTTTCTAATTAAGAGATAAACTGCATTATTGGTTATGTTGGTTATGTTGGTGCTGTTGTTTATGTTGTTGTTTATGTTGGTTATGTTGGTTATGTTGGTTATGTTGGTTATGGTGCTGTTACTATTTATAAAAGAGTAAAAGTTATATCTTGGATTTATATTATAATAAATACTCTTACTTTCCAAATAAATATTATCATTATTTTTAATTTCATATAATAAATCACTATAATCAGGAATATAAGTTATCATTAATGTAAAATAATTAAATAATGTATCATTAATATATTGCATTTTTATAACATCAATAACATTAATTAAACTTTTATTAAAATCAGTTTTACAGATAGTATAACAATTATAAAAATTGGTTATATCTACTATAAATGTATTATTAACACTATTATAATATTTTAATATTTCAGTATATTTATCCTTTATGCTAAATTTTATATAAAATTTTGATAAAATATCACCTTTTTTAGGTATTTCAAATATAATCATATCATCATTTTTTTTATTATTTGTAAATATTTCATCAGTTGTCATGTAAAAATTTGTATATCTTTTATATGTGCATTTAAAAAATGTAATATGTGGATTTTGATGTAAGTATTGATATTCACTACCAACGGCAAGTAATTGTATAAATCCGACTGGCATATAATATAATTAAAGTTAATATATATATAAAGTTAATATATATATATTTATATTATAGTCTTAATTATGTTCTAATAATATTACTGATTGGAGGGATTATATGCGTTTGGAGGGATTATATACGTTTGAAGGGAGGGTTATTGGGGGTATACGCATTTGAAGGGAGGGTTATTGGGGGTATATACGTTTGAAGGGTTATTGGGGGTATATACGTTTGAAGGGTTGATGGGGGTATACGCATTTGAAGGGAGGGTTATTGGGGGTATACGCGTTTAAGGAGTGGTGGAGGTTAGTAAGTATAAGCCAATCCAGATATTCCTCCAATAATACGCAATATATTATAATTAACAACAATAACGGTTAAATCTAAATTTAAATCTAAATTATTGTTATCAGTAGCAATAGTAATATCTTTATTTAATATAATATTTAAAGATGTTTTTGGAATTCTACTAAAATTACATGAACCAGATGGCTGTGTTTCTAATGGATTTAATGCAAATGAATATACATTTAATCCAAGTGATGGTGTTGATTTATAATGTGTATATGGATGTAAATAATTAAAATATTTATATTCTTGATTAATTAAATCTGTACCATTTAAAATAATGGATGAATCTGTTATATAAACGCGTTTATCTATACTATAAATATTATCACCGCCACCACCCCCTTTAACAAACCAAAACATATCTTTAACACAATGATAGAAATTTATATCAAAATTAATATTATTGTTACCATTATTAATATTATTAAAATAATTATATTGTACTTGTGTTATTAAATATTCATGACTTGATTGTGCGAATTTTTTTCTTTCTACATTATCTAAATAAACATATTCAAAAATTGCAGTAATTTCTAATTGTGACAAAAATATATTATTATAATTATTTATAATATCTTCATATAATGCATCTACATCACCAGTTAAACAATTTTCTATTTTTTTTGTTTTAATACGCAATTCTATATCATTATATTGTAAAGATATTAATGGAAATGCCAACCCATAATTTTGTGTAAACCACATAGGAACTGGCAAGTATAAATATTGTTCATCTTTATATAGTGTCGGTGTATTCAAGTTAGTACCTATAATATTATTATATAATCCAATATTTTGATATTTTAATTCACCAAATATATTTATATAATCAGGAGTAAGTTGATTAATCGGATTACTGCCAATATATAAATCAATTGAATTAAATAAATATATACCAATCTTATTTATCCAACCTAATTTTTTAGTTTCTATATTACTACCTTTGTTTATTAAATTGTTATATACTATCTTATTAAATTCATCAATACCTTTTAAATTTTCATAAATAACATTACTAAATATAGCATATGGTAAATTATTATTTGTATATTGGTCATATATAAAAATTAAACTTGTTTTATCATTACTTAATTTAAATAGTGAACAATTTTTATAATATTCCCCATCATTACCGTTACCCGCATAAAAATAATCAACCGTATAAAAATAATCAACCGTATAAAAATAATCAACCGTATAAAAATATTGAACATATTGATCAAATGATATATTACTCAAAATATAATTGCGTAATTCATTTATATAGGATATACTACTATAATTTGTATTAAAAAAATTATTAATAACAAATGTTAATCTATCTTTAAAGTAGATTAAGTAGTCATAATATAAACTTATATCATCGTTAACTTGCTGATTTATATTTACTTGCTGATTTATATTTACTTGCTGATTTATATTTACTTGCTGATTTATATTTACTTGCTGATTTATATTTACTTGCTGATTTATATTTACTCGTTGATCTAAATTAAAAGCAGGTAATTTAATTTTTAATATTATATTACTTAATAAATCACCAACTTTAGGAATTAATAATGATGATGTTTTATTAAAATCTATATTATTATCAAATGATGTTTCTACAAATTTAATACCAAAATTAGTATATCTTCTATATATTACATTAAAAAAAGTAATTTCTGGATTTCCTGTTAACATTATATCTTGATTTCCAAATGTAGATATTTGTATTAATCCACCTGTCATGAAATTATATATACCTTTAATTATAAACTTTATTTTATTTACAAACTTTATTTTATTTACAAACTTTATTTATTTACAAACTTTATTTATTTACAAACTTTATTTATTTACAAACTTTATTTATTTACAATTTTAATTTATAATTAATCACAATTTTAATTTATTAGGTGGTTAGTATAAACTATAAAAAATAACTTTTCTTGATATGTTTCATTTGTTAATAGGGATATGGATTCAATTGACATTGTATTACAATTATCTTTTTTATCATAGAAATAAATATAATCAAATGGATGACTTTTATTACCACTTAAAAACCCAATTTTAATGGTTACGGGTATCAACTCATTTTTATTATATTGAGCATTATTTTTAATAAAATTATCTATTTCATATTCCTCGTTTATATTTTCAATTACGGGTACAATCTTAAAATAAACATTTTTATATAATTTTCTACTATGAATATTTTTAAGAATGTTATTTATAAATGTTATATTTTCTATGATCTTGTTGCTTATTATGCCACCACCGCCACAACCACCACAACCACCACAACCGCCACCACCGCCACAACCACCACCGCCGCCATTATAAAGGTTATAGCCATTAATAAAAGGTAAAAGTGTAGTTGTTGTATTAAAAATTGTAGCATCTGTCAATTCATTAAATCTTTCAACATTAAATCTTTCAACATTAAATCCATCGGTAAAAATACTTTTTATATTTATAATAGTATCTAATCTATCAAGTATTTGTTTAATAAGTAATTCTATACATATCACTGTTTTATGATTATAGAATTGTTTATGTAAATCATATCTCTTTCTAAATACTTTAAGAACATCATAACTATTTTTTTCTGGAAAACATATATTATCATTTATAACTTTTACATTATTTATAATTCTGGTAAATTGAAATGATGTATTGAGACCAAGATAAAATGAATCTCTACATATATAATCTAACTTGTCAACATCTAAACCATTTATATTATTTGATACAATTTGAAAGATAAAATTTTGTGGTGTTTTATTAGTTGGATTTATTAATTCTGCTATGAAATTAAATGCATTTTCATCTATGAAAGAGGTTAGTGGTGTATCGCATATATAGGTTGTATTAATTATTTCTTGTAATATCCGAATTGATCTATTTTCATGATGTACCATATCACATTGTATCAAATCATCCTGCTTTAATAACCATTCATCAAATAAGTGGCTAAGCGGACCATGTCCTAAATCATGACATAAACCTGCAATTTTTACTAGTTCAATTAAATAATCATCAAGTAATAACTTTGTATTATCGCTATAACCACTACCGCAATTAACATCACCGCAATTAACATCACCGCAATTAACATCACCGCAATTAACATCACCGCAATTAACATCACCACAATTAACATCACCGCAATTAACATCACCACAATTAACATCACCACAATTAACATCACCGCAATTAACATCACCGAAATTAACATCACCGCAATTAACATCACCGCAATTAACATCACCGCAATTAACATCACCGCCATTCATATTTAACACATACTTGTTTATATACGGCACTTTTAGTAAGGAGCTATTAATTTCTTTTATGTCCGAGTTGTTTATAATACTAACAAGCAATTTTTCAACAAGATGATATGTACCAATAGAATGTTCAAAACGTTTATTATTTGCATTAGGAAATACTAAGAAACATACACCTAATTGTTGCAAATATCTTAAACGCTGGAAGTAGGGACTATTAATTATAGCACTTGCTATAACCGTTGTTGTAATTGTATCATGTATAACATCCCTATAAATATTTGCTTTTTTTAAAAATTGAGTTTTTAGTGATGATGCGATGAACATAACTTATAATTAGAACTGTAAATGTACTTATACCTGTACTTATACTTATGATTAATCAATTTTTATAAAAAAGAATTATAAAAAGCAATTATAAAAAGCAATTATAAAAAGCACTCGTTAATTGAAGATAGTTGCTAATAGATTTACTCATAGTATATGAATAATCAGATAATATATTAATAATATTTATACGTATATCTTCATCATTATTAACACTTTTTAAATAATAAATAAAATGTAATAACACATCCAATGAATTATATCCATCATTTTTAAACTGATTAATTATCTTAGTTATATTCACAACATCTTTATTTATAATATAACTATACAAATTATCAAATATTGCTTTAGATGGTACATCACAAATCATATTAACATTATTAATAGTAATTTTATTTAAACTATAATATGTTAATTCTAATATATTTATAGACTGTCTTATATCTTTTTGACATAAATTAAAAATATATTCAAATGTATTTGGTTCATAATCAATATTTTCATTTTTGCATATATATTCTAAACGTTGTATGTAATGACTGATTGGTGGTTTAACGAATCTTATTATTACACATCTACTTTGTATTGATTCTATAATATCTGAAGAATTATTACATGTAAATGCAAATCTTGTTGTTGGATATTTTTCCATAATCAAACTTATTAATTTTTGTGCTTTTGGTGTTATATTATCTGCTTCATCTAATATTAGCAGTTTATGTTGGGCATAACCATTAACATATTCCACTTTCTTTTTACAGAAATTAATTATAGTATCTTGAACTGATTTAATACCCCTATCGTCTGATGCATTAAGTTCAATTACAGAATCAGATATTGTATTTCTTGGATAAATTGCTTTAGCTATACAATGTATTGATGATGTTTTTCCTACACCTGATTTACCTGTAAATATTAAATTTGGAACATCCTTGTTTAAAATTATATTACTAACTTTTGCATATATAATTGGATCAATTACTAATTCAGGTAATTTACGTGGTCTATATTTTTCTGTAAATGGTAATTTATCTCTTTTTTTCTTATTATCGGTCATTATTCTATACCACTATAACCTCTAATATATTTTTACTTTTATTAAATTTTGTTTAAGTTGTAATATTAGATACAAAAATTTTTTCAACTTTTATTATTACATGCAATTATTTTATTTTTGCCAAATTGATAAGTTGAAATTATATTTTTTTTATTATTACTATCTACTTCTCCTTCCTTCTTTACTCCTATACCACCTTCCTTCTTTACTTCTTCACAACAATCACTTTTTTTTATAAGATTGTCTTCAATAAATTTATCATCTTCTAAATCTATAAACATTTTAGTTATAAACTCTGTTGTTTTACTTGGTGGTTGTGTTGGGGTGTCAGAACTATCATTATCACTTGATTCAACATACTCATCACTAAAATAAAAGTCTTGAATAAACCATTCATTCTTTTCATAAATAGATTCTCTTTTATTAGCCCACTTTTGATAAATGGATAATACATCACATATATCAATAACAAGAGGTATAGATTGCATATCATCTAATTTATCTTTTCTTAAAATTCTACCAATAGATTGATTAATTGACTTTTCCATTTTAATTGGATTCGTTAGAATGATTGTATTAAGTTTATCAATGTCTAAACCTTCTTCTGCAAGTTGCATTGTAGCAAATATAATATCTCCATCTTTTTCTGCTAATTTTCTCTCCCCCTTTTTAGTAGATCCCATATAGAAATATGTATTATATATATGCTCTTCATTTGCATTTTTAATATATTTATCAACACCTTTTTTAATTATTTGCAAATGTTCAACACGTGAACTAAGAATTAATATTTTACGTCCACCACCTATACATTTCAACATATCAATCATTTTAATAATTAGCCTTGTTCTTGAAGGTGTATTAGTTATAATTTCAATCATTTTATTATGATCTGGTCTTATAGACCCCTTAATCCATCTTTTCTTTTCTTTATAATATGGATTAGTTGATGAAAAGAATATTCTTTTAACAAATACACGATACTCATATACTTTCTTCATTTTATATAGTAGATCACCAATACACCAATTAATAACTTTCATCATTCCATCTTGTCTTTCAGGTGTTGCTGATAATCCTACTGTATATTCTGCAGATGTTTTTAATAAACACTTGGAAAACATTCTTGAACCTAAATGATGAACTTCATCATATATAACTAATCCAAAATCTTTAAATATATTATCCTCATATTCAATACAACTAATAGAATGTGCCATACCTACAACTATATCATTATTAATTTCTACCTTCTTTTGTCTAATAATTCCAACAGATGCATTCGTAAATGCCTTAATTCTTTCTATCCACTGATCTTGTAAAAATTCCTTGTGAACAACTATTAATGTTTTTAATTTAAGTAGTGATGCTAAATATATTGCAATAACTGTATTATGTGTAACTGTTAAATCTTCCAAAACAAATCTTCTATTTCCATCTATTTCAAAACCATAATAATCATCATAACCAATTTTTTCTATATTTATATCATAATATTGTTCATTGCACATCATTAACATTTTATCAATGTATAACATATTATTAACTTTATAAACTCTAATTCCTAATGACCTTACTATGAATAAAATGTTGTTAATTGTTGTTTCATTCATGCAAGTATATACATAAAAGTGATTAATTGGTTCTAATTGTGATAATAAACCTTTAATAAATTGCATTCTTGTTATATATGCACTACGTATAATTACATTACTTGTGCTAAAACACTCGTTTATAAATACGTTAAGACCTTGCTTATAACCATAATCGCCGCTCCCGACGTCACAATCACCGCCACCATCACTATTTTTAAAGTCAATTGCTACTCTATAACCTTTATAATTACAATTACTTATTTTTAAATAATCTTTAACTGTAATATCTACAGTATTTAAATTACTATCTTTTAATGAGAGGATATGACTTTCATTTACCGTATACTCATAACCCACCATATAATTCGAACCAGGCATTTGATTTTTTACATATGGATTAATACATTCTCTAATTTTATACATCATCTCTTTACCTCGTGCAAGTGATAATACTTTTCTTGGTGTAGAATCATCTCCCATTAATAAATCACCTACTTTAACATCTTGAACAGGAATAGTTGTACCATTATATAATAGAATTTTAGTATTATATGCTAAACATTTACCACCACCACAACTAAGAGAAATTATACCTCCTTTTGGTTTATTAACATTACTTTTAAAATTATCATCTACCTTTTTAATTATTTCCATCTGATACTCCCTTAATGAACCATTAAATTTAATATCAATTGACTTGTGACTATATTTATATTTTTTAATAATTATATCAATATCTTTAAAATTTATATTCGTAATAAATTTTGGAAATACTATAAATGTATCATCTTCATAGTATATATTATAACTACAATTATCATTAGTTGCCATATCTGAAACAGGTATAACAGTAAAATAATCTAATAATAACTTTTTTGTATTCATATCTATACCATCTTTTTTAACACAAAATCCATAATTATTTAAATATCCCTTTACTTGAGTTTTAATCGACATGATGATATGAGATTATGACTATATATATAAATTATTATTTATGTATATGTATATGTATATATAACATCAATTTTTATTATGAGTGATAAAAATCAAGGTATTTATGATAATATAAATCAATTTATAAATGAAACTTTTAATATAAATAAACTGTACATATATTCTATTATTTTAATATGTATACTATATCTCTTATCAAAATATAATAAAACAGTAGAATTAATTAATAATGAATATGTTAGAATAGGTTTATTAATACTTATTGGTTTTATTGCAAGTAATAATATTTATGTAGGTTTTATAATGACATTAGTTTTATTAGCAATAATGCAAATTGTTACATACAAAAATATAGAAAATGAAATAAAACTTATAAATAATAAATAAAAAAAAATAATCAACGCATCCATTCTCCATCAAAAGACCAGAACATGAATCAATCATATACTTTTTACAAATATTTCCTGATTAAGTGTTCTTAGTTGTGGTCGTGGTTGTGGTTGTGGTTGTGGTTGTGGTTGTGGTTGTGGTTGTGGTTGTGGTTGTGGTTGTGGTTGTGGTTGTATGCAACACTTTTCACACTTGGTCCCAACGCATCCATTCAGCACACGACGCTTTAAAGACACCCTCCCTAAACAATCCATCACAAGACTCACACATTGTTTTCACATGGTGTTCAACGTTCTCTAGTATGTGTGAGAAGTGCCATGTTATATTTCCATCATCATTGCTGATGGTTCCAACATTCCAAAGACACTGAACAACACAGTCCAATGCAAAAAGGTAGTCACCACATCTATAAACATAGACACTCATGAGCCCTTTGCCTGTAGATAACACCCTCTTTCCAAGATATGTCCATGGACCCGCAATGGAAAATTGTGCAATAGCCTCCACTTGCTTTTTTTTCCAATATTCCTTCTCCTCTGGTTGAAAAGATGTGCCCATAGGTGCTTCGGGGGCGGTGTATAAGGGCATTATAGGTCTTTAAGAGTATTTGTTAATTATTAAAAGTAATTATTATAAATATTCATTTTTTATTCCTTAATATCAATAAAATAATAAATTATATATAATAAAATATATATAATAGATATGCCAATTAAAAAAACAAATGTTATAGTACCAATATTTATAATCGTACTTTTATTAGCATTATATATATTTACAACAAATTCTGCTAATCTTACAAATAAAACAGAAGATACTTTTAGAATGGGTACCCTAAACAATGATAGATCATGGGCTAACGGTGTCAATGATGTTAGAGTATGGGCTAACGGTGTCAATGATGTTAATTCTATGAACGGTGTTAATTCTATGAACGGTGTTAATTCTATGAACGGTGTTAATTCTATGAACGGTGTCAATGGTATGAACGGTGTCAATGGTATGAACGGTGTCAATTCTATGAACGGTGTTAATGATGTTAATGGGGTTAATGATGTTAATGATGTCAATTCTATGAACAGTGTCAATTCTATGAACGGTGTCAATTCTATGAACGGTGTTAATTCTATGAACGGTGTTAATGGTATGAACGGTGTTAATTCTATGAACGGTGTTAATTCTATGAACGGTGTTAATTCTATGAATGGTGTTAATTCTATGAATGGTGTTAATTGGGTTAATTCTATGAACGGTGTTAATTGGGTTAATTGGTTTAATTCTATGAACGGTGAAAATGATAGCACGAATACTAATATTATAAATAATAAAATTAGAATTAGGAATAGAGATAATAGTTTATTGCAACAATATATTAAAAGTGATAGTTCTAATAATGAAAAAGAACATTTTGCAATGTCTATTGCAAAACTTGAAAATAATAGTTCTAATAATGAAAAAGGACATTTTGATACTATTACATCAGTACCTATTACATCGGTACCTATTGCTAATACACTTATAAATAATGATAAATACAAAGGATATAATAATTATGTATCATTACGTACAGATTCATATGCGCCTGTAACATCAATTGGAAAGCAATTAATAACACCTTATGCATCATATCCTATTGCTTCTTAATACAAAAAGGTACTGTCTTGAACTTACTATTACTCTCCTTCCAAGTTAACATAAGCGTTGTGGAATGTAAAATTTGGCACATGTTGTGCTAATAACTATGAATTTGAGTGATTGTTGAACTTTTGCATTAACGTATATGGTAAGACAAATACTATAATATATAAAATATTATAATAAACTTAATTTACATTATAATAAACTTAATTTAGATTATAATAAACTTAATTTAGATTGTAATAAACTTAATTTACATTATAATAAACTTAATTTAGATTGTAATAAACTTAATTTAGATTATAATAAACTTAATTTACATTATAATAAACTTAATTTACATTGCTTAGAACTTGTTTGGTTCTATTTATTTCTTAGAACTTTTCTTAGAACTTTTCTTGGTTCTATTATTTCTAATTTGTTCACCCATTTTGTTAACTTCATCGGCAACTTTGGATTTACCGTGTTTGCTAACATATTCTTCAAAAATTTCTAACATTTTTTTGTTTAATGCTTTGTAATCAGTAGGGTCTTTTACTTCTTTTTTAGCAGGAATTCTTAACTTTTGGTTTACAAATGAAATTAAGCCAGGTCCACCTTTGCAACCTAATTTATCTTGAACAATTTTATTAGTCTTAACACCTTCTAATAATGCTGGAGGAGCAGATCTTCCACCAACTAATTCTTCAACAGAACCGCCTTTCATAGATTTAGAACCTTTTTTGGAGCCTTTTTTAGAACCTTTTTTGGAGCCTTTTTTGGAGCTTTTCTTTTTAGCACCGCCTAATTGGGATTGGGATTGGGTCTGTTTTCCTAATTCAGCATGAAGATTATTAAGTTCTTTTAATAAATTTTCAGTTGATTGAAGAGTTTCTAAATGATTATTTTTGCTACCTGTTTTTAATAAATCGTTAGACTTTTCCATTGTTTAGTATGTTATATATATTATATTATATATAATAAAAAATATTTATTTATTATAATGTTAAATTAAAAATTGATTAAGGTTTCAATTAGGTATAAAGAATATAAACAAAGTAGATATAAAGAATATAAACAAAGTAGATATAAAGAATATAAACAAAGTAGATATAAAGAATATAAACAAAGTAGATATAAGGAATATGGGCGTTCCAGGATTTTTTAAATGGTTATTAGAAAAAGAAAGAAAGAATAAGAATTTAATTAGAAATAGCATTAACAAAAAAATAAAATATTTAATGCTTGATACAAATTGTTTATTACATCCATGTATTAATCATGTTATAGACAAAATAAAAAATAATCCTGATATTTATATTGGATATGATAGGAATAAAGTAGAGTTGGAAATATGGCAACTAATTACGAGAAGAATTGATGAAATGATAAATAAATTAAAACCAGAAATTATATATATAGCAATTGATGGCGTTGTTCCAATGAGTAAGATATTACAACAAAGACAACGTAGACATAGATACTATTATGATAATTCGCAAAATGAAATATGCAATGATATTTATCCAATATCATCAATAGAACTAACGCCTGGAACAGAATATATGGAAAGAATACATTTAAATATGATTAATTATTTAAAAAATATCAACAAAATAAATGGTAGTAAAATTAAGTATATATATTCATCATATCATATAGAGGGAGAAGGTGAACATAAAATATTAAGATATATTAAAAATAATATTAAAAGCAATGATACAATTGTTATTTACGGATTAGATGCAGATTTATTATTTCTTGCATTATCTGCAATGATTACTAATAATACACTTGATTTATATATAATGAGAGAAAAACCAATATTTGATAATAAAGATGTTAATCTTGATGATGTAAATACAGAATATAATTATGTGGAAATAAGAGAACTTTATAATGTTATTACTGCTATGACCAATAAATCTACAAATACAAATACAAATAATACAGTTAAAGGCATTCCAGTTCCCGATTTTATTGTTATATGTTATTTAATTGGTAATGATTTTATGCCACACTTATTAACAATAACATTTAAAAAAAAAGGATTGGATAAATTAATCAGTGCATATGAAAATGTTGTTAAAAAAGTTGGTGGTGATAAAACAATTGTTGAAAAAGATAGAGAAGGTAATAGTAATAAGTTTGTAATTAATTATGATTTCTTATATGAACTATTTATTGAGATTTTATACACTGAAA